ACGAAGTACTTCTCTACGAGCAGTAATTTGTTTTGTTAGTTCTTTAATAGAGTCTTTAATAGCAATAAAGTCTTTAACATCTTGATCTTTATCCGCTTTAACTCTTCCTTTTGTAGGGGCTTCAGCTTCAGTCTCAACAAAAGTATCATACGCGTCTAAGTCAGCCTGATCTACGTCAAACTCTTCTTCTAGGCTGGCGTCAAATTGAGCTTCATCAAAGTCTACTGCAGTTGGAGCACCCATACCTTCTGGTAAAGGACTTTCAACAGAACTAGGGGCTTCAGATTCGATAACTTCGTCAGCACTCTGGTCTATTACCTGATCAACTTCTTCATCAAAGCTTGCACCTTCAGGTAGATCTTCTACTACAGCAGGAGCAGCTTCAGCTGCTTTACGAGCTTGATAATCAGCAAGGTTCTGTTCTGCAACACGAGCAGCTTCTGACTCAAATACTGTAGCAGCTTCTTCCCCTAAGTTAGTTTCAATAATCTGTTTTTGGTCTTGAACATTCTTAGCATTAGCACTACCTTGCTTGCCAACTGCTTTAACAGCACGTTGTTTTAGGTCTTGTACTTGTTCTGGAGCAAGGGTGCTTTCTGTTGTAGCTTGCTCACTAGTAGTATTGATTGGGGTTGTGTTTTCGATTTTACCAAGCAAAGCTTCATATGCTTTACCCATAGCCCCTACTTCAGTATTAAGAGTATTTACAAGATTAAAAATACCATAACTGTAATTTTTATTTCTTAAGCTAGCTGCTACATCTTTATAACGTATTTCCGTAGTCTTATTGTTTTTATTGCTATTTTTAACTACGTAAGGTTTTTTATCGTCATAGTTTTTAGAAACAATAGCTAAAGCTTCTTCTCTAGACAATGAAGGGTTTTGTTTTACTGCAATATCTACTGCAGCTTCAATGTCTTCACGAACACGTCTAATACCTTCTTCTATGTTAGCCAGCTTAGTTTTCTGGTAGTTATAGAAATAGTCTAAACGTTCTAAACTGGCTTCATAGCCTTGACCGTCTCCAAGAGATAGTGCTGCCATTGCGTTAGCAAAATACGTCTTGAAGCCTTTACCGCCGTCGGTTACTTCTTTAGCAACATCATCCATGGTTTTTATAGCTGCAAACGCAGTACCATTGGTGTGTGCTTTTTGAACAGCTTCAGTAATCTGAGCAGTTTCTTCTTGAGTAGTAGGCTTAAGATTGGCAACTAGGGCATCAAGAATTTCTTGAACGGTGAGATTAGGCTCTTCCGCTACAATAACTTCTATCGCAGGCCCTAGATTGTCATCAAGAATAATACCTAGGTCAGCATCTGACTTAAATACTGGACTAGTGCCGTTTAGTATTTCTTCTTTAGCTCTAGCAGCTTCTTCTTTAGCTTTAGCAACAATTTCTGTATTAGCAGAACCTTGTGCCGCATAGTACGTAGTAGCAGCGTTGCCAGTACCTTCCGTAGCTACAGTGCCTAAGTTTTCAAACACCTTAGCCACATCTGCTTTGACTTCTTCAGACTCTGGTTCTGCATCTTCTTTTGCTGTAGGTCTAGCAGTTGTTAGTGCGCTAACACCTCTAGCAGTAAGTTTAGCTCCGCCCATAGCTGTAGGTAGAATAGCACCTGCAACTTCAAACTGAGGAGCACCACCTGCACCAGCTAACGCACCAATACCTGCTTCACGAGTATTTCGCTCATCTGTTACAAAAGCAGCAAAATCTTCTGCGTTGCTGAATTTCTCTGAACCATAACGAGAGTTGAATAACTCCATCATAGACTGAGTATATTCTTGGGCAGCTTCTTTGCCCATATTCTCTGTGGTTTTAAGAATACCTTTACCCATAGCTTTAGCTACGTTGGCAAATTCTTTGTTGGTCATAGCCTTGACTGCAGGTACAACACTTGCAATCATGCCAGGGTTCTTAAGGATATTTACATCCACTAATTTGTCTAGGTTCTGGTTCAATACCTGTACAGCAAAACGACCAGCAAACCACTTAGCTTTTTCTTCACCTTCTAGTTCAACACCGTTGTTGTTTTCAACAAATTCTTTGTACTGTTCGTTAACATTACCTAAAGCAGTTACCATAAAACCAGATTGACTAGCTAGGGCAGCTTTTGCCCCGTCAATAGACATTAGAGCTTTTGCTTTCTGGGCTTTGCCTGCTGCTGCAGAAATTTGACCAGCTTTTACTGCTGCATCAATCTTACCTGCAGCTTGAGCAAACTTACTACCAACACCAACACCTTTTAGTAGCACACCCGGGGTAAACCAAGAGGCTAAAGCACCAAAACTAGTGCCTAACATCTCAGGGGTAGTAAACGCTTCGATAATACCTCTACCAGCGGCTTTCATACGCTCAGTTGTAGAAGCGTTACTATCAGCTACAATATCCCATTGCTTACCAACTTCTTCCATAGCCATTTGCACATTTGCATCATTGTAGCCAAAGAAGTCGTTAACATCTTCTTGGGTAGACTCATCAATAGACCAAGCGCCTGTCAAATCGCCAATAGCCGTTGCCGGTTTTACGAAGAGTTCGTTAACAAAACTAGAGCCGAAACCAGCCGCTGCATTTCCAAGACGATCGCCAAAACTCGCATTTTTTGCGTCTATTTGTTTACGTACAGCGCTAATTTCTTCAGCAGTAGGGGCAGGAGTTTTTAGTTTTTTACCTTCAAAATCATAAGCATAGCCTGCAGCTTCCCCTAACAGCTGATCGCTACCTACACCACGTACTGACGTTAGAGGTCTACCGTAGTAACCATACCCATCTAAAATTGCACGATCTACTTCTATGTTTAATGGATTTTCCTTGCTACCGAAATCGGTAGGATTCGTACGGTAATAACTAGTCAACTCTTTGCTTGGTTCCCATGCTTTGACTTTTTCAATATAGTCAGCATCACCAAGAGAATACGCTTTTAAAAGAGCTAGTTCTTTTATAGTGCCTTTAGCACCTTCTTCGTATACATCTTCATTAGTAATATCAGATACGTTAACCCCACGTGCTTCTGCCAGTCTAGCACGTTGAGTAGCCATTTTAGCCATACCGTTAGGGTCAGTAGTTTGATATAGCAAAGTTTCTTCGCTACGAGGAAATACTTCGTAAGAGTCAATACCAGCGACACGGTCAGCAGTTAATTGGTCCGTACGATCATAAGTAATACCTTCATCCGTAGTACCACCTACACCGCCAGTAACGCCTACAAACCTAGGACTATCCGTATCGTACATAGATTCCAGAGTAGCTTTTTCGTAAACAGCATTAGATAAATAGTCTAGTTTATCTTTTTTAGCGTCTTCTAAAGACGTAGATTTATCAGGAAAAGCATCTGAGTATTTTAGGATATCTGGCATGGTAAACTCTTAAAAAATTTTTTAAACATTATAACACACAAAACCCCCGAACTCTACAGGAAAGTCGGGGGTCTTATGCAACACTTTAATGTATTATTGTGCTTGTAGTAGCCTTAAGATTCTATCTTTGAGTTCAGGCTTTAAGTTACCCTTTTCTAGTAAAACTTGCAAGCGATCGGCTGGCATGTTTTGTACAAGAGTAGCTGCAGCTTTATTAAGTTGTGCAGCTTCTTGGTTACCTGCAACTATTGCGTCTAAACGACGTTGCTGTGCCTGCGCTTCTGGAGATACAGCTGGAGTTGGAACAGGACGAGGCATATCTGGTTGAGCCCAAGTATTACCTTCAGCCTCCCATAGTTCAGGATTAGCTTGAGAAGTTCTGTTTAAGTCTTCTAAGGTTCCTGGAAGAGTATTAACTAACCAGTCTTTTCTTTTGCCAGTAGTACTATTGACCATGACATCTGGATCAACAATGATACCGTCTAAACCTGCTCTTGCAACTGTGTTAATTCCTTGATTCCCCATAAAAGGAGTACCGCTTGGCGTATACCTAGGTGTAGCGGCAGGTGTATCTACAGTTACTTGGCCTTTTGGTCCAATACCTGTAGTGTTAAGAATGTCTTTCTCTACATTACCTGTATCAGCAATAGTAGCTTTTGGTTTTGTTGCAACAGGTGTACCAGCTTTTTCTGCAGCAGCTACTGTTCTAGCATACAAAGAATCTAATAGCTTTTGTGCTTCAGCTCGTCTAGTAGCACGAATATTACTAGGGAGAATCGACTGCAGTTTATCGCCTTTAATAATACTTTCTAAGTAATCTTGCGCCAGTTTATTACGGCCATTACCAGATCTAGTGCTTCTAGCATCAGCTACGCCTTGGGCAATTAAACCATCAATAAACTTACGGCCATCATCAATACCGTTCCAACTATCCGGAGTAGTAGCTCTATCTAGTACAAAATCAATAACCTTATCAGCTTCCGCTGGGGTAATATCTGGATTAGTTTTTCTAATAGTATCAAGAGTAGACTGCGCTATTTGAGTTGCATCTTGTCTATCTGAATTCCATGGTAGTAGCCACCAGTTACCTTCAAAAGCCTTAGCTTTATCTTGTAACATAATATCAGCAAAAGTTTTAACACCACCAGAACTTTTACTGCTAGAACTAGATTTACCGTCTGTTGGGCTGTACAACTCTTTCGCAGCAGAAGTACCCGCAGTAAGACCTTTTTCGTACAAATCTGCTAGTGTTTCTGCTTTCTTATCTTCAGCAGCTTGTAACGAAGCTAGGGATGACACTCCTGCGTATTTAGGCGCAATAAGAGAAGAATCCAGAGCCTTACCAAACTGGCTAGCAAATTGGTTGCCGTAAAAGTTAGTAATGTCTTCAGAGTAAAGTGCATTATCTTTAATGATATCTAAAGCTTCACGGCCTTTAGGACTAGCTAGTTGTTCATCTGTAAGGCCGAATACGTTTTTAGCTTTAGCTTTAGCTACATCATCGATATTGTAATTATCGCCGAAAGACTTATACCAATCAGTCATAGCTTGTTCGTTTTCGTACTGTGCAGTCTGACGATCAGCTAATGCCTGTGCTCTGCTTTCTTGTAGATCAAATCTACGTTTACTTTCTTCAGCCGCAGCTAAACGCTCTGCTTCAGCTCTTTCATCAGCAGCTCTTTTGTTGTACGTGTTAGATAAATCGCTAAGCGCAGAACTAATACCCTTCGCCCAGTTAGGATCTACACCTGGAATTGTTACATAGTTGCCTTGCCTAGCCATTAATCTTACCCTGCGTTAAACGAGTTAAATGCACTAATGTTCTTATTACGTCTATTCTGCTCTTCTTTTGCAGTAGCGATGTTCTGCTTAAGTGCTTTAGTCTGTGTTTTAGCGTAGTCAATTTGAGATGGTAAAGCAGCTAGTTGAGCAAATGCTGAACCTAGGCCAGCAATACTGCCTAGCATGTCTGCATTTTTGTACCAAGGAGTATCTTGAGGGCCAGGAATAACCCCGGATGCTGGATCAATTCCAAGACTAGACAAATACTCATCAGTAGGGCTTGAAATTGCACCAGTAGTACCATCGGTAAGAGAATACCCTTTAGTAGTTTTTGTGAGTATATTAGGTTTTTGAGCCATTGCACTAGTAACTGTACGAGAATACCCTAGAGGTGAAGATTCCGTAGGTATGCCATAATTCGGGTTACTAGCTGCTTCTAACTTTTCTGCGAAAGTTGTCATAAAAGTATACCTGTAAATTTTTTATTTGCGCAATTGTTGTATTATACTATACAACTAGTATATTAGCAAACACAGGATCATCGTACTTCGATTTACGTAAGGCTTGTTTAGTAGTGCGTTGAATATTACCCATAGCCAACTCACCTCCAGCACGTTCGTACGGTAGATCAAACTCTGCTGCGTATATAGACCAGTCAGCCGTAGCAGGCTTAGCGTATATCTTAGCAAAGCCCATTAACACATCGTTTTCTCTGCTCATCTCTTCTTTAAGCTTTTCGTACTCAGACTGTAAATCTTTATTTCGGTCTTTAATATCGTCAAGCTTTAATTGAGCAGGCATAGTTACTAGTTTTATAGCTTTTGCTAAAAAGTCCATACTAGCGCTAGTAGTAATATTACCTGCTAACAAGTCTGTAGCACCTTGTACAAGATTTTGTATAAAATCGTCTACTACGTTAGAAACTAGTTGCTCTAAAGTTTGCTCAAGAGTTGCTTCTACTGCAGCTTTACCAGCTTCTTTTGCAGCTGCTTCCGCCGCTGCTTGTGCAGATTGATAAGCACTATATAGACCTGTAACCATAAGATAAATGCTTGCTATTTTAACTAGGGGTTCGATTGTTTTATTGACTTCTGCAAATGCGGTAGCCCAATCATCCATTCCTGCCATAGAAAACAGTAACGATGCTACTGTTAAAATCAAAGATCCTACTACTAAGCCTACTGCAGGTCCAAGAACAACGATAGATATAATAACTACCACAAAAGCTAGGGCTTTTTTCCACCACTTAACTTTTTTCTTTTTATACCCAGTATCTATTAAGGGCATTACATAATTGAATAATTTCTTATACGTAAGTCCGTAGTCTCTTGGGTTACTAAACGCATCTGCTTTAATATACCAAGCACCTCCTGAATACAACCATAAGCTGGAATATACAGGATCTGATTCTATAGCCTCATCTTCCCATAACCTGTAGGGTCTGGTAATAACATCAGGGTCAGCTAAATCAGAAGAGTCCATGCTTTTTATACTTTCTTGCGTATAATAAGCATTAGGGTAGGATAGTTTAGTAAAAGTACGACTAGTATAGCTACCAACCAAGTCATCTACGACATCTTGTACTAATGCACTGCTAGTACTAAAAGCGTAATAAGGAAGTTCTAAAGTTACCACGTAAGTAGTATATCTTCTCCCAGTTTCTGCAACACTATAACCTTTTTCTACATCTTTAATAGTACAAGGAATACCGTTATCACGTAATGCATACCTAGCTACTACATTTAGCCAAGGATCATCTGGAGATAAATCGTCTTCATCAGGCGTTTCCACTTTAGTAACGTCATCAACAAAACTTCCTTTGTTTATTACCCCAATACCTTGTTGGGTTATTAAACAAGTATCCCATAGAGTTTCATAGTTAGCTTCAATAGCAGCTATAAGGCTTTCTTTAGTAGTATAAGCACTAAGCAAGCTTGATGAGTTTGCACTAGTGTCTCTGCCAGAGGTTAGCTCTGCCTCGATTACTATAGACGTAGTCAGGGTAAGTCCACTAGGCATTGCACCATCATCATCGTCCCACCACATCTGATTTAAGTTGTGAGAGATAAAATCATGATAGGTTAGGGAAAGCTCCCCTGGATCTTCGGGCTCAGGAAAAGCACTAGCTTTATTTTTATTTAAATAAATCCAAGCACTCGACAGCCCTTTATTGTTAGCAGATACAACATCTTCATAAGCACCTAGATATCTAAATAACTTTTCAAAGTTTGCAGGTCTAGCGCTTGAAGGATGATAGTAATGTCTAGGAACAAGAACTTCCACTCCCCCAACAGTGGTGGTACCCCAAAGTCGTTTAAACTTTCTAGCATTTCCGATATTTCGTAGAAATGCTGCTCTTAAAGTATCACCAATGTCAGGTTGTGGTCTTTTCATGATTAGTACGTAGGACTAGCTTCGTCAACGGTAGTGCTTGCAGCCTTAAGGTTACGAGCAGTATCAAGAATAGTATCAAGTAAGATACCACCTGGCTGACCTGAACCAAACTCTGCATACTCAGCTGCAATAGCTGTACCAAGCATAGAAGCTGAACCTGTCAAAGCGTTTGCCCATGCGTTGTATGTGTAGCCCTTAGCTTGTTCTACAGCAATCTCACGCTGAGTGTCACTAAGAGTTTTGTAAGAGCCGTGTAGTTCTGTGACAGTATCAATACCAAACTTATCAACACCAGTATAGTTGTAGTTACCGTAATTAACATAAGTATCTGCTACAATCTTATGAACAGCTGCGTAAGATTCTACAATCTTTTGCTCTACTAGGTTTTCTTCTTCTGCTGTCTTAGAAGTCTGCGCTGTAGTCAATAACATGTCAGTATATACTTTACCGCTGTTATCAAGAGACACTAAGTTATTATTAGCATCAAAAGCAGCTGTACCATATAGACGTTTAGACTCTACTTTAGCTAGTCGAGTAGCATTGATAATTTGCTCAGTTTGCGCTTGTTTTAAGTTATACTCTTCATCAAGAATATCCAACTGTTCAGCCATTTCTAGCTTTTTAAGAGCAATTTCTTTTTCAGCTTGTGCCCATGACATGGCAGTAGCCATACTAGAACTAGTGATGTTGTTTACAATACTGCCGACAACGTTAGATAAAACCTCAGCCTTCTGGCTTTCAGTAATAGTACCGTTATCAAACAGCTCCTGTAATGTCTCTTTTGCTCGGATATAAGTAGATTCACCAGATAGTGACTCCTTAACTAGGGCCTGGTACTTATCTACTACATCCAAGGTGTTGGTAACGGAAATTGTTGCCATTATTTATTCTCCTGCCAATTACTCATTTGGCCTTTTAATTTCATAAAGTCGTATAGCAGTAGGTACTCCTTCTGTAAATACGACACTGGCCACCACTACTTCAACAAAGTTTCCTTCTCCCAGATTAAGAAGATCATAGGATTTAAAACGTATACTTTTTAAATTTTCTGTAAGAACAGGCTCTAACTCTGCAGAATAAGGTACCGGTAAGTTATAATAATAACACACATCATCTAACATGTCTTTACTTTCTACATGGAAAAACAGCTCTTCTTCATCACCATCTACTATCCAGCTTTTTCCTAACCACCAAGTTACCATAGGAGCTTTATTGTATTCTTCGTAATTACTGCCATTTGTCATATTACAAATTGCAGCTCTTACCATTTTAGAAGACTCGTAGTGTTTTGTTACTACTTTTTTAGTTGTGTCATCTGTAATAACGGCATCCCAACAAACCAAAGGATCAGCAGTTACTCTACTTGTTCTTACATATTTGATACTAGCACTAGGGGTAGTTGATTCATATTTTGGCAGTAAGTGCCTACTTACATACCAACCACCTTCTTCAATAACTTTTGTATTTTCAAACACCCTACCTCTATTTAACATATCCCATTTATCATGGTCTTTATACAAAGCGTATACTTTAAATAGTTTTGGGTAACCGTCTACAAACTGTATAGACCCAAGCACTACTTCTTCACCAGTACTGCTCCAATAAGAAGAAATAGTGCCGGGCGAGTTATCTATTACGTTATTTATTTCCGGATTAGTAGGATAACTTAAGTTGTAGTACTCAGCTATAGGTAACAAAATATCAGAATTTTCTATAGCAAAAAATAATTCTTTAAAAGTAGTATTTTCAATTGTAGCAGTACCCGCTATGAAATTAATCAAAGGACATATATCAAAGCTAGATATGTCTGCTTCTGGGGCATTAGTGCTACAAGATAAAAATTCCCGGAGTTTATTACTACTACGGTATATTTTTTTATTACCATCCACTAGTTTGTAGAAAAAAGTAATAGGGTCATCACTTTCTTCGTCTAATATATAAGGGTCTTCTTGATAACCTTCGTATATTGTTACTTCTTTGTAAAGCTCCCCATTATTTATAAATATCTGCTCTCTAATCATGAATACGCCCTTGAGTCAGCAATTAAGTAAAATTGAGAAAAGTAGTTAATAGTTTTTTGTGCATATGGAGAATCACCTGTAGAATAGCTTTTACTGTCACCCCCAAGCCAACCGCCACTTTCTGCCCAACTTTTAAATGCGTAACCAGCAGAATAAGGGCCCCAGCCTGAATCAAAATACCCGCTACGAATGCGATAAAGATTTCTATACATTACCCACCATTTTGCATGAGAAGTATGATCTTGACAACATTTTGTCCAACTACATCCGCAAGACTTTTTATACCCATTCATTTCTCTAAACCAAGTAGCTTGTGTTATTGCAGGAGCTGCAAACATTAAATCAGTATGATTTATCGCAGTACTTACACTATAAGCATTATATCTAGTTGTACTTCTAAAGTCATGGTCATTAGTAGCATAGTTCCAAGGGTACCCGCTAGAAGAAGTAGGAAACCCAACACCGTCAGTAGGATCTTCAGGAGGTATACAAGAGCCACCTGCATAAATCGCTAAAGGTGAGTAACGAGAATCAAAAGTTCTTGTAACGCCATCACTTTTATACACAGTAAGTCCATGAGTTTCACTTGAACTATTTGGAATACCATCCGCTTCTGTAAAACAATATAAACTAGGTGGGTCAGCCAGTGAAGTGCCAGTAACCATAACTTCAAAATACCAAGTATTGCCACTGTTATATTTTCTCACTAAACCGTGAAAACGGGAGTAATCATTTGGTTTAATAAACACTAAAGGGTCTGTATAAGCTACAATACTATAATAATAAATAGTCATACCGTCTAAGCTATCATAGCTTCCTGAGTATGAAGGAATATTTGTTAATAACACACCTGAGTTAGAAGAATATGTAGCTAAGCCCAAAAAGTGAAAATTTTTGGTATAGTCCGATAAAATTATTTGGTTGTTATTGTTAGTTACTAAAAGGCCGTGTGACATTGTTAGTTCTGCGCTAAAATAATTACCCTAGCAGGAAAAGACGCTAAACCTGACTGAGGACCTACTGTAACACTTGTGCCACTTATAGTAGATATAGGGGAATAATGTTCTTGGTTAGAAGGAGATTGATCAATAAGCTCTATAAAAGTTTTTAAAGTCCAACCACTAAATTCTGGGTAGTTATTAGTTATAGTTTGCCCCGCATTAACGTAAAAACTATCTACCTGCATCCATGTAATAGAATCAGTAGAGTATACTAAAGTACCATCACTATTATACACCTCAAATCCGTAAGCCATAGTACACCTTTATGTATTTAAATTACCAAGTTTAACACGTAATATTCCATTATCGTCGTAAGCTTTGATTACATCGTTGTTTATAGCTAGGTGGGCTCCTGTAGATCCTTCATTAACAGAAACATTCTTAACTGTAAGGCTATTTGTATCAATAAGAGCCGTATCTATATAACCACCATTAATAACTGTAGTACCTAATACAGCAGCAGTTTTCATATTAGCGTAGTCTTCATACCCTAGCTGTTGGGCTAGTGCATCATTAGCGTTAGTAACTGCAGTAGATATATTGTTAATGGTATCATTAACAGTGTCTATACTATCGTCTACATAAACTTCAGTAGCAACGTTTTTAGCTTTAGTGTTACAAGCTACTAGGTCATGTACTCTAATTGGCATTTGCGATACTCTCTAATTCTTCATCAGACAACTGATAGATTTCTGGTGAAATAGGCCATTCAATATTATCTGGAAAAGTTTCTTGTAACGTAACATCCCTTAACGCTTGCCTATAAATTTTCCATTCATTTTTTAGGGTCATAGGCACATCTTCAAGTTGGGTCCAATCAGATTCTTTTAAAAGATTATTTCTAAACTTTTTAACAGCTTTAATTTTATGCTCTGTACTAGCAAAACCAGATTCAGCATAGTGTATTGAATCTATGTCTACTACCTCTCTACCTAGTACTGCTTGTAGTACTGGGGTAGGGGCTAAAGGTAAAATAATTACATTACAATTATCTGCAGAACTTAAATTATCTTTTTGATTAACTACTAAACGAACAATTGCAGTGTCTTTACAATAATAAACTTTATACATACTATACTCCTTCTATTACAAGTTCAACAGCACCCGCATAGCCAGGGGTAGACCCACCACTTCCTGTAGCAGACCCATAATTACCTACAACTATATTAACAGTCCCTCCTAAAGGTATTGTAAGGTTGCCTGTTACTACTTGACCGGCGTAACCACCTTCATAAGAAAGGTCAAAATCGAAACTAGCGATATATCCTCCTTGTCCGCCGTCACCGTCTCGATAAGAAACTATGGTAATACCAGCATCTCTGCCTGCTCTAGAATAGTTGTTTAAACTGTTACCTCCAGAACCTCCACTAGCAGTATAGCTTGAGCCACCAGGAACACTGATAGAAGAACTACCACCACTGCCTCCACTAGGGCCTCCGCCCCCGCCCCCGCCAACCATGCGGAAAGAAAACTGAGTATATTTTAATGTGTTATTAGTAAAAGTGTAAGTCCCTGGATTATTACTAACAAAAGCTACATCACCAATATTTACCGCTACGATTTCTGAACCTGCAATTTGTAAACCAATATCTGGATGATACCTTAAAAATTGATCTGAATCACCAATAGCAAATCCAGCTTTCCCTGCGCTATCAACACCTAACCAAAATCCAGCATTGCCGGTGTCTAAAACCTGCCCTTTAGAGTGTCTAATATAAGAAGGATAAGCAGTCATATTAAGCTCACCTACTTCAGCTGATACCGCCGATAAATCAACTGCACTAATCTGAGTAGCTGAAATGGCGTCTACTTCTATTAAATCAGTATTTAAATAGCCGCCATTTATTACTGTGTTTCCTAAGGTAGCTGCAGCTTGTAGCCCAGCGTAATCCGCATACCCTAGATTCTGAGCTAGGGCATTTTGTGATGCTAGTATGTCACCACTTACATCAATACCGTCTACTTGCTCGTCAACGTAATTTAACGTGTTGTTAACAGCAATAGTATCTGCAGTAATAGGCGCTAGTTTCATACGGCTAAGTTTGATAGGAATACCGCCTGCAACCCAACCTAATACGAATAAAGCAGGGCTAGATGTTAGTGCTATATTACGAACTGTACCAACCTTAGTATTATCAGGTGTACGAATAACTCCATCATAACTAGTGGCATCACCACCATACGGGTTAACAACACCTTCTACTATATACCAAGTAGAAGCATTTAAAGTAACACCCGGCTCTAAGGTGTATACCATGTTTTGAGTATTAACGTTATTACTGGAGTCTACTTCATAAATACCAAACTGAGAAAAATCAACACTACCGTAAATAGCAAAACGGTAGTAATAAGGTATTTGGAGCTCATCAGAGTAAGGACTATATAGCTCACCGTTAGTGTCTAAGTTAGCCTGAGCTTCCGCAAAAGTATCTACGCCAGATGTAGTAACCTTAGTCACGTTACCGTTTATTTGGTAACCTGCGTTGTCTTCATCTAATACAAAAGAAATAGTAGGAATAAGGTTATCGGTAATATTAACATTCTTATCCCCTAAAGGGATTGTAGAAATAGCAGCATAAATAGCATCATCTACGCTACCTGTTTGAGAAGAACCAAAAGTAACTTTACCGTTAAAAGTAACTTCTGGGGCTACGCCAGAGGTATCAATGCTAAAAGGCGCATTAGACCCTGTATGATCGTCATTAGTAAACCTAAACTTGTTAGCATTAATCCAAAACTCACTATCGTAAGCAGTTTCAGGAGTTAAGCCATCGCCAGTTTGAGTCGATATTGCTTCAGCTGTAAGACCAAAACCAGCTTTGTAGTAAACATCATTAATACTTACAGTAGAGTCATAAGCAAACTTGTTTTGCACACTAGTCGCAGCGTTGTCCGCGTAAGCTTCAGATGATTGCTGTAAATTAGACAACGAGTACGCAATATCACCCGTAGGGCCGGTAACACCATTTTCTAGATTAGTAAAGGCTGTACTAAAAGACTCTACGGAAGACAGTATACCCGTACCATCAGGTTGTCCATCTTCCCCTAAACCAACATAAGTCTGCAATCCTTGCGTGGAATCAGCAATAGCAGATAAGCTTTCTTCTTGGCTTTCAAAAGTAGACGTAAGGTCGTTAATATCTGAGGCTAAAGCACTATCAGCATCTGTATAGGCAGTTTCTACCGAAGATATTCTAGTATCTAGGTCGTCGCTAAATGAAGATGTAAGGTCTTGTACCCTTTGGGTAAGAGCGTAATCGGCATTAGCTACAGCAGCATCTAGGTCTGTAATAGTAGCAAATGTATTATCAAGTGTAGCGTTTAGTGTTTGAAGTCTTGAGGCAACTATAGCGTCTACGCTAGCATCAAAATTAACTTGTTCTACATAAGTATTTTTAGCTACATCTAAAGCATCAATAGCATTATGAATGTCTTGCATCAACAATTCGTATTCGTACAAACCGTTACGAACAGAATTATATATTACATTGTCAATAATTTCAGTTAGCCAAGGAGGTGTTTCTTCTTCAGATAAAGAAGTGTATAAGGCATCACCAACAATAGAGTATTCTTTTTTATGCCCTTCTACCAGACATTCTGGGTCAGGTGCAGTAACACAATGCTGATTTGTAGTTACTAAGTCCTCAGTAGGTTGCACCGTAGTGCTAATGGTACTGATATCAACATCAACACCACTAGTTGTATTAGTCGACATAAACTTCTGGTACCTTTGCTATAAAATCCCCGTTTTGTAAAGTACTGCAGTCAATAACTAACTTATAGACAGGGCGTAAGTAATAACGATCTGTCTTGCTGCCCATTTCAGATATCAATGAGGCTGTTTCGGCAGCTGTAATAGTTAAAGCCACCTGACCGCTGTTAGCATCTTTGATAACTAGGGGTTTAGATAAGGCAACAGAAGATCTATCAGAAAGTAATACTAATGAAGCAGTAAAACTATCAGAGGGATCAATAAATATAGGTAAGGTAGAACCATCAGCTTTGATAGTAAAGACAAATGTGTTATCTAAACCTTTAGTAATAGTAAATTTAGCTACATCGCAGCTCATAGTTCATCCCTTTAAAGTAGAGTAAGGGCCCGAAGGCCCTTTGTGTTATCGATTATCTTCGTATGAGATAGTGTAACGTGGTCGCATCTTAACAGTAGATAGGCCAGTTTTGTTGTCACGCATATGTAGCGGGATCTGAACCTGCTCTAGTGTTTTAAGATGTCCCATACGTACTTCAATCTTCTCGTTAAGAGGTAAAATAATAGTACCTAGATCAAAGTATGCGTTTGAACAGTTAACTGTACATGTAGTAGTCTGGTTGTTCACACGCTGATCGTTATCAATAATTGTAACGATTCGAGTTTCTTCAGCAGCTGCTCGGGCTTTATTAATCTTCTCAGTCAGAGGATCTGGACCAGATGCTTTTTTAGCCTCTGGTTTAGCTTCTTCCTGTGCCACTACTGCTTCTAAAGCAGGGCCTGAAGTTTCTTGTGATTCGTAAAACGCTTCAATTTTTTCCTGCAGTTTGTTAGCAGAGACATTCTTAGCGTACGATACACCTAGCTCATCAGCTTCTTGTTTCAATTCTTGTAATGTTGACATAGTTCTAAGTCCTTTATAGGTTATTTAGAGTTAAAGTTATTAGTTGAGTTACAATTATATACAGTAACCAAATTAAAGTAAAGCTTTTTAACAAAAAACCCCGCACTAGGCGGGGCTTATTATCTACTTAGACTAGATTATGCAGAAGCAGTAACTAGGACTTTAAGTAGTTTTTCTTCTTCAAGGATGATACCAGCGTAGAAGAAGTTGTAAGAGAAGAAACCGTTAGTGCCGTATGGGTTAGCGTTTTCTACAAGCTCTGGAGACTTAGCATTGAACTTGATCTTATCCTGACCTTTCAGACCAACAGTTGCGAATGCACCCTGAGTTGGGAAAAGGATTGGGAATACGTCGTAGTTACCGCCAGTAGCAGCAAGAGATGGATCAGTTGCAGCTGCACCCTGACCAGCGTATACAACAGCTGCTTCAGACTCGATGAAACGAACCTCGTGCATAGCACCAACTTCGCCTTCAGCTAGAGTAGCTGCAGAAGCGTATTTGTGAGCTGGGATGTAAACGAATTCAGTCATGCCGTTAGCAGCAACTGTACCACGAGTTAAAGTCTCAAGGTCACCCTTAACGTTAGCACCGATGATAGCGTAGTACGCTTTAGCAACAGTGTTAGTATCGATTTTGGTAGAACCAGTTACAAGCTGAGTGTTTTTCTGAGCACGGTTACGAACTAGTTTACGTACAGCCTTACGGATAAGGTCGTAGTCTACACGGTCTTCAACAGTACCGATAGAAGTAGCTGCACCAGAGTACATTACAGTACCAGTTGAAAGCATGTCTAGCTGGATAAGGTCTTCCATGCGAGAGTTAGCTAGTTCACCTAGTTCTTCACGGTAACGAACCTGGATAGCGTCTTCAGAGAAAAGTTCAACTTCATCAGTGTAGTCGATCATTTCACCGTAACGAGCCAAAGAAGTTTCCATTGTAACTTTCTGTAGTGAACGCTTGTTAACTGCACCAGCGCCTTCAGCTAGAGTAGCAGAAGTAAGAGCAGTGTTTACGTCAGCGATGTCACGTGCAGAAAGGAAACCTTTAGCAGCGAAGTCAGCATCGTTCAACGCACGGTCGTACATGTGAAGGAATTTAGAGATTTTGAAAGTCTTACCCATTTTTTTAGGCATAGACTTACGATCAGCGAACTGACCATATACGTTTACGCGGTTAGCCGCTTTAATGCCAGCACGATCGTAATAATGAACAATCGTGTTTTCACCAGCGGTGCTGTTTACACCATTGCCGTATACATTAGTAGCCATTTTTATAGTCCTCTATTATAGCTATATGGGGAGCATTGTGCCCCCCGAAGATGATTTTAAGTTTTACATACTATCTTGTAGTCGTTGATACCAATCATCAAATGCTTCATCTGAATCATCTAAATAATCGATTACATCACGACTAGCCGCTGCCTTAGTCGGCGCTGCAGCCTTTCGCTTAGCAGATGCTTGCTTAGTAGCAGTACGCTTTTGGGACTTGGCTTTTACTTCCGCTAACCTAGCTTCTTCGGCTCTTTGAGCCTCTAGTTTAGCTTCTCGTGCAGCCTGTCTTTCAGCCTGTCGCTCTTCGTAAGCTTCTTGCTCAGCAACTTGGTTAAAGTGCTGTTGAGCAGCTTCTTTATAATAATCTAAGTCTGACTTCCTACCACCATCATATACTTTAAGCTTTTCAGCTAGTGGTTGTAACGTACTGTACATCCCACTCTTTACGTCTGTATGGAGTAATCTAATCATTTCAGGATTTTCTGCCATGGTTTGCCATGAACGATCATCCCATTCCTTAGATAAAATATTATGGGTCGTTGCATACTCTACGTCTTGGCTAATATCGTCTACGATATCTTTAATTGCCAAGGCACTATCGTCTCGACCATAATCCTTAGCCACATAAGGGTTAACTTCATCTGTATCTAGTTCGAGGGTATCAGTACCTGTTCGTTTCAATACTTCTGTAATTGCGCCTTTGTCGCCCTTCAGTACATCGATCATAAGACTTACGTCTTCATGAGTTAGTTCAGCACTTTCGATTGCATCAATTGTCTTACGCCAAGGTTTAATGGTTTGCATCTTCTTGGTGTAATCCATAGCTTGACCAAAGATTTTAGGGAACTGGTCCACAATCTCCTCGCTGGAGAATTCATAATCTTTGCCGTTAGCTTTGAACTTGTACGTCTGTACTGGTTGCTCTTCCTCATCATCATCTTCAGCATCTTCAGAACTAGGTTCTTCTTCCTCAGAGTCCCCGTCGGGATCATCTTCGGTCGAATCTTCCTCGTCTTCTTCAGCTACTTCATCTGTTTCAGATTCGTCGCTAGCATCATGGCCGGAGTCTTCAAGGTCAAGATCGTCGTCTTCATCTTCAAGTTGTTCAGGACCATCTTCAATAAGTTCTTCTTCGTCAGCGTCATCTAGTGACACTTCTTCGTCAGTTTCTTCCATAGAAGGTTCTGACTCATCAAATTCTGGTGTTTCAATATCAGTTTCTGGGGAATCTAGAGAAGCTTGGGCTTCCTTAAAGGCAGCCTCAAGCTCTTCATCAGACATATCCCATAAATCTTCATCTCTCATGGTCTATGCCTCCTGATTATTCTTCGTCTTCTTCAGAAGGAATAGTACCTAGATTTTCAATAGTAACGAAATAATCTTCTAAACTAGAAATTGCAATTAGATCTTCCATTACTGCAGTACGATGACCGCCTTGTACAATCGCATCCTGGGCTAATAGACTAACGCCGTTTACGGCTTTATCTTTAAAGTAACCTTCCAAAATAACACGTTGGAAGTCTTTGTTTTCTTTTAGTCTTTCTAGGGAAGCCCACATGTCTGCCCAATACTGGTTTTCTACTTCAAGAATTTGCTGGTCATTAAGGTTGTTCATAAATGAATCCTTTGTCTATGTTAATATTAAATTGTCTATAAGAAACAACGCTTTAACGGTAGTTGTTACTTATATTTGTATTATATACTACATAAACTGGGGATTTCAACCCTTATTTAGTCTTTTTCTTGCATTTTTTCTTTTTAGTTACAGGTTTTTTAGCTCCTGCGTAGTAATGTTTGGTATTCTGGCCTTCACCATCACCATAAACCATCTGTATAGCTAGGCCTTGTTCCATTACTTATTTACCATAGAATCGGCTAAACCTTTAGTCTTCTTAGGTTTATTACCCATTTCTTTGCGTAACATATCTAGTTGATTACGCAGTTTATCCCGTTGGTTAATTACTTGCTTAGCAGGCTTGCCTAACGGCTTAGCAATTTTTTCAGCTTTCTTTTGTTTTTCTTCTAAAGTAGATTCATCACTACCAAATAAAAAATCCATCATACCCATAATATTACCATTTCACCTTGTTACTCCAAAACGCCGCACTCATTTTGCCTTTTTTTATATTAGCTTTATGTCGTGCTTTAAAAGACCTACGTCTAGCAGCATATGCTTTAGACTCACCTTTTTTCTTAGGAGAACCTTTTACGCCTTGTTGACCGAAGCGAATAGTTTTTTCTTTACCATTTTCACAAGCTTTAACCACATGAGATTTAGTCTTATGATTAGGAGTACGCTTAGGTTTATTGCAAGCTAGTTCTTCAGCCAATCCTGCCATTACATTGCTCCTACCGCCTGTGCAGCTAAGCCCTGTTCTGGAGCTGCTTGTGCTGCCATTTGTTGTTCAATTACTTGAATAGCCTGCATAATTAGTTCAGGAGAGATACCCTGCTGTACTAGCTCTTCAGGATCTACACCTTGTATTAGTAATTGGATAATTTGTTCTACAGTAACACCTGCACCAGGATCAGCTGCAGGTTGTGCCATTTGTTGAGCTAAACCTTCCATCTTACTTCCTTGGTTCATTAGTTAGTGGATCAATTTTATTAACACGGTTCATAGTGTTAGACCACCAATTACCTACAGCATTGCCTGCATTACGTACAGTGCCTGCTAAACCATCTACCCAATCAGCAGAAGTAGGTTGTGGGCCTTGAAATTCTGGACGATTGTAAGCTTCAGCCATTTGCTGTTGCATTTGCTGTTCAGCAGCTTTACGCATCATTTCACGCTCTACTGCTGTGTACGCGTCACCTAGGGCTTTATCATATACCTGCTGTTCACGAGCAGCTTTTTGCTGTGCGTCAAAAGCCGCTGCTTTATCGGCATTGGCTTTATTCTGTTTTGCTTTTTCAATGTAGCTCATTACATTACTCCGATATTGTTGTCGCCAGCCATACGCTGTACTGCCATTTGTTCTAGGTTTGCCTGACGCTTAGCTTCTTCTTGTTGCATGCGCTGAGCGTGTTTTAAATCTTCTAGTTCTACTTTCTCTAGGTGAGAGAAGCCCTCATCTTCTTTGATGAATTTGAGGTCTGTCATATCTGCTTCACTAGTTAACTTACGCGCTTTGGCTGCTTCTACCGCTGCTTTGTTTTTCTTAAGTTCTGCATCAATAGTATTTTCGTTTGCACGAGCCATCTTATCAGCAATATCAGCTTCTAATTTCTTGTTCTCAAGCATAAGCTTCTGTAGCTCTAGTTGCTTAAGCTGTTCTTGTACAGGATCTGGTTGAGGCTGGTATTCACGAATACGTTTAGCTTGATCAGGCATACGCATAAGGTCCATAATATCTGCCATGATGTTACGGCGAATAGCTGGATCTTCGTTAGGACCTAAAGTTTGTAACAAGAATGAAAGCTCTTGAGACTTAGCAGCATTATCTTCCGCAGTAGAAATACTAATATCTAGGTCTACACGTCCTTCAAGGTCATCACGTTTAACCGGTACAAACTCTTCATTTGTTACACGGATAACTTCTTCATCTTCTAGGAACTCAGCGTTGTAGCTCATCCACTTACGCATAAGCGGTTTAACTAGGTTCTCTGCAATGTTACGAACAATGTTCATACGACGAGTAGCTGTAGCGTCTAGAGCCCCACGAGCACCAGTAGCAGTAGCTCCAAGAGCGCCAGCGTTGATACCACCGCTAAAAGATTTAGTACCTGTAATAGATTCGATTTCATTGTTCATTAACCCGATCATGTCAAAAGCAGAACCAGGAATACTGTTGTAGCTGCCCTGCCAGAAGTCATTAGGTGTACCATTGAACTCAAAGTTCTGACCATTGATAAACTTCTTACGGTTAATCTGATCTAGGGCACCTTTACGTACAGCAACCTGGCCGTTGTTAGACTGTGCCATGTTATCGATAATACCACGGATAATAGCAGTCTTAACTTTCTGGTTATCACCAATCAGTTCAGCGTTAGCTTCACCATGGATCTTAAACGGGATGCTGTTAAACGGTACAACAATAAATGGTGGTTTGCCATCTGGGTATGGGTTAGATTGCAGACGAATAATAGTGTCATTAATCCACGAACATACAATAGGTTCAGCAATGCCATCACCATTTACATCGTAGTTACCCCAGTACTCATATACGATCAACTTTTTACGAGGTTCATCAGCAAACTTAAAGTAAGTTTTGTCTGTAGGGGTATTCATGTAGTCGTAGTCATCATTAACCGCACCTGCACCGCTAATACGATCTAGGTTCTTGTAACGACCATCTTTACGTAAAGTAGACAGATCAGTTTCATAACGATAAATAACAAACTGAGCGTTGTCTAAATTGTCCTGACAAGTAGGATCAATATAAATATCATGGTTACGACATACTTTAGCAGTAGGTTGATTTTTGGTAACAACAGTTTCCGTAACTTCCTGCTCTACAATAGTTTCTACACCGTATTCATCGATAGTAACAACTTCAGCAATGGTAGTAACTTCTTTATCTTCGTAGTCCCAGCCTGTTTGTACAACTAGGGTACCTTCTTGGTCAAGTACTTTGACTGCTTTAGACATAAAGTTAAAGCGATCAAACTTACGACAAAACTGTGTATTAAGCAGTAATTCATTTTGACGAGCCGCTAGATCGTCTTCAAAAGTAATAGGGGTACACTTAATAACATCTGAAGTACTAACAAAAGGATCTACAATAGTAGCATGTTGCCATTCAGATTGTTTCTTAATGTCACGAGAAACAATAGCAGATTTACCTTTTTGCTCATTGCCATAAGGGTCGCCATTGTATTCAGCTTTCCATTTGAAAATAGCAGTATCCTGCTCCCTTTTAAGAAGCTCTGCTGCTTTCAAATCTGCCTTTAGGGCACTGAGCAATTCTGCTTTTTTAACTTTCATATGTTCCTTCAATACTCACATATCTAGTACTATTTAATAGTACTATGTTAACCTTTTAGCAACCAATAAGCAAGTGACACCGCACCAGTTACTACAGCACCCCAAAGTAGTTCAATCTTACCAATTACATATGTAGTCTTTGTCTGTGCAGTTTCGACTTGTCGAAGACGGTCTCCCAGATTTTCAATTTCTGTATCACGCTTCTCTGAAATCCTATGCAATGCACTAATATCTTTTTTCATTGCAACAATTTCAAATTTAATGTCAGCCAGTTTGGCTACTGAATCGGCTAAAGACACCATAGAGTCAGTCATGACTTCCATCTTGGCCTCTAGTTTTATAACGGCATCACGTAGCCGACTGTCGTTATCCATTTCTGGCTCCATTTGTTATTATTCTCGTAAACGCAAAGATACAAAGACTATAGTTTTGTGTATTATACCACAGCTAATATCAATTAGCCAAAGGATTATCAAGGGCTCTTTGAAGTTTAGAGTTTAATCGGTCTTCTACATCTTTAATCTTTTGGTCAGTAGTGTCTCTTAGCTGTGAGGCTTTAGTATCATATTGATTTTGTAGTGCATCCCGCTTATTATCAAAACGTTCTTCTGCGTTCTGTACAATTTCACGAGTAGTTTGCTCAACTTCTCTAACAAGCTTTTCTACCCTACGTACATTATTATCTAATACATTAATCTGATCACGTAAATCATTCTTAATATCACGAGAGTAATCTATAGCATCATCTAGTTTCTGTTCTATTAACTTGTTACGGTTTTCTATTTCAGTAGTATCAATATTTTGTACTACCTCGCGCATGTCCATATAGTCCTTGTAAAACTCA